TCGGTGGTTTTGATTACCGGTCTAATGAGGATATATTAACGGCTGTTAAGCCACTACTTAAAAAGCACAATATAATTTTGTTGCAGAATGACGAAATGGTAGCAGTAGGAGAGCAGGGCTTATTGCCAAAACACTCCACTAAGTGTTATAACTCAACCATGCAAAAGTGTATCAGTGGGATTACATTTCAATTTAATCAAAACACCGTTTTAATGACCTACAATAAACAGACGATATGCTTCCACAACTACAGCCAAACGCGCAAAGCCAATTTACAAGACTTTGCTGATGAGATACTATCAAGGCGTATAATAAGAATAGACGAAGTGTTTTACATGGCTAGAAATCACAAGATAAACTCACAATTCCGATCGAGTACACTATGCCGATAATCATCGCTGTATTCGCTACCTACGCTCTATCTACCTTATTGGCTCAGTATGATGGACCACTTGGCTTACTAGCTGATATAAGAGAGCTAGGTTTACCAGATTGTGCAGTATGTCTTGCCGTATGGATAGCAATACCAATCAGCTTAATCATGGGTGTTAACTTCATGGAATACTTTGCCGTGTTAGGTGGCTCAATAGCATTGTCGAGGGCATTATGAAGATTGCATACTTTAAGTGTCTCTGCACTACAAAAGATAAACAGCGAGCGAAAGAACTTAGGGGGCAAGGTATTGAAGTGCGAGTTATTAACAGTAAAGCTGCATGGACAACTCGCATAAAACAAAATAGAACCTTACTTCCATTTATGGATGATGGCGAAACAATAACCCGATTATGAAGCTTCCAATCTTAATTCCATTCAAGCAAACCCACGATAACGGTTTAGAGCTAAGATACACACTCAGAGCCTTGAAAAACATCAAACAATGGAACGGCGAAGTAATCCTCTGTGGAGATAAGCCTGACTGGGTGCAGAACGTAACCCACGTTAAAGCCCGACCGCACCCCAACCGCTATATAGACGCTGAGATGAAGATTAGAGCAGGTCTAGAGGTAGCCCCAGAAACATTTATCTTCTCCAATGATGACGTATTCTGCCTAGCACCTATCGAGATAAAAAACTGGTACGCTGGTGAACTGAAACAAACAGGTAGAGGACCGCACCAAGCCAACCGAGATTACACCCGAAAATGGCTACAAAGCCGCAACCTACCAACGCTCGATTACGATATGCACACCCCGATGATTATGGACAGAGATAAGCGCAAGCAAATGTCTGACATTATTACGCAAGACCACTCACGAGAGCAGTTTAGAACCCTACTCGCACGATCCCTCTACGGCAGTATGTTTATCACAGACCCAGAGCTACGAGCAGACCACAAAATAAGGGGTGAAGAGTTTGTGAGCAATGACATCGTGTCTACGAGTATGTTTATGGCTGAATTACACGAATTACTCCCAGAACCATCACAGTGTGAAAGAGGTAGGGGAGTAACATCATGGCAAAATTAGCCGTCGCAGTACCTTCGAGAGGACGACCACACAACCTCAAAAGGTTAGTCGAAGCACTAGAGAACACTTGCACAGGTGACTATAAGGTGTTTGCACGGGTTGATATGGACGACCCTGAGCTAAACGGCTATCTAAAGATTAAAAACGCCGAGATTATCGTAGGCGATAGGCTATTTTTCACAAAGTCGCTTGACGAGCTTGCACAACTCGCATTAGAAAGAGGCTTTACGCACATCGCAATTCTAGGCGATGATGTACTCCCTGAAACTATCGGCTGGGACGTAAAGATGATACAGGCTCTCAATAACAAGCTAGGTGTTGTCTACGGAAGCGACGGGCTTGAGCATTTACACGGGCAAGACCTCCCTACTCACGTTGTAGTACCTATTGAAATGTACAAAAAGCTAGGCTGGATTGGACTACCGGGAAGCCGTCACCTATTCTGCGATAACGCCTGGCGAGAACTAGGAAAGCTAACGCAACTCATTTATTTGAAAGATGTAAAGCTCACTCACCTCCACCGCTGGAACAAAAAAGCACCTAACGACCAGACGTATGAGGAAGCTAACGATAAAGTAAAGCGTGAACTCGATAAGAAAGCCTTTGAAACGTGGCGAGACGGCGAAGGGCTAGAAAAGGCACGAAAGGCGCTCTAGTGAAAACAGTTGTAGCATTATCTCACGGCTATCCTCCAGAGTGGAATATGGGCGGCGAAGTGTCTCTACACCGTACTATGCAGATTGTAGATGGGGCAAAACACGTTCTTACTAAGACAGAAAAACCGTATACTTTCGAGGGAGTACAGGTTCAACCAATCGAGGCTTCAAACGTCTTGGATATTCAGACGAACCCACGCCCTATATCAAGGCAACTCATGGGGCTAGAAGCTGATGTCGTAATAGGGCAAAACGAACTATCACTCGCTGCGGTTCATTCAGCACGAATGGCTGGAGCAGTATCTATCGTTAGTGTTCACACGCCACCACGATACGGGCGTAACATTGTACAAGGACTTAAAGAAGCTGATTATGGCATTTATAACAGTCGAACATCCGCTATTGAATGGGGAGAGCCTAACGCTTTAGTCATTCACCCTCCTATCAGCCCACTCCCTAAACAAACATACACAAAGGGTGACGCATATACGCTTCTCTCGTCATTAAAAAACAAGGGCGTTGAAACAGTCACTGAACTCGCTAAACTCTACCCGAATAAAAGGTTTATTATTGTACGCTCACCAGCAGAGCCTACGCATGGACTTGAAAACATCGAGGAAGCTGTAAAAGATATACCTAACATTGAACTACACCCACGAGTATCACCAGAAGAAGTCGAAAAGTATTTTAAGCAAACCCGAATACTCCTCGTTCCATCACGTTATGAAACCTATGGAATGTCAGCTATTGAAGCGGCAGGGTACGGAATACCAAGCGTACACGTTGACACGCCTCATGTAAGAGAGGGAATAGGCGAGGGTGCTATTCTTGTTCCCGGTGTTAATGTAGAGGCAACAGCACGGGCAATAGATACTATTGAGGCTAACTACGACTTATACAGCCTAAACGCTCGTAAACGCGCTGAATGGCTTCACGTAAGACAAGAGATAGAGAGGTTACAGTTCAGGGAGTTCATCGAAAACGCAACACCCCTAAGCCGTCAAGAGCTAATCAGACGGCGCAACCAAATATCCATGAATACAAGGATATTACGATAAACATATATATTCGAAATACCTAAAGCATTTCAAACCGATTAGATTAGTGGTATAATGAGAGTAACTAAACAAGGATAGTGTCACGCATTATGAACAAAACAACCAAAATAACAATTCGAGAAGATCAGCCAACGGCAATCAGCTCAACAGCTTACAAGGCAAACTTAAATAGCATGGGTTTTAACATGGACTACTTGCAGAAACATGATCATAAACTTTATCTAAGAGTTATCCGACTCTATGAGGAAGCTTGCAAAGTAAATGGCTAAAACATCAGGTCTACCAGAACTAAATAGAGTTTCAGTCTGGAATAATATCAACGTCAAAAGCCTAGATGTTAGAACCTACTACAACTATGATTTTATTAACAGGGGAATAGTGGTTAATACTAAGTCACTTGATAAACCAATCATTAGGTACGCTAAAGACTTCAAAAACTACAGTTTAATACTCATTAGCCATGAGCCTGACACTAAAAAGATTGAGAAGTTTCTAAAGGCTACAGCAAAGAAGATTAAGTACGATCAGCCAGTTAAAAATTTAATTAGTACGGAGTTTTATTATGAAAACTAAGAACATAACAATTTACATACTAGCTATCCTATTTGCTATAGGTTTATTGGTCTTAACGGCACAGAGCTTATCAGCCGAGTCAATTGTTAATAGAACTGACCCATCATCTAAATCAATAACACCTGAACCGATATTAACTAAATCAAACGTAATCGAACCGACAACGCCAACTATTGAACGTAAACTGAACGTAACACAATCAAAGCCAAACGTAGTTGAACCGAAAACAATTAAGACTGAACGGAAAGTAACGGAAAGTAAAGCCGTATCTTGCCCACAAGGAACACGACCAACAGGCGGTGGTGGTTGTAAGATAGAACCCACTGGTTGTTATTTAGATGAGCAAACACCATTAGAGGAATGTTTCTAATGGACGGTTGTGAATATTGTGAAAGAGATAGTAGGGTATAATAAAGCCATGAATAAGAACACCACAGAACAGGTGAAGACACTAAAGGGCGGAGTACCTATCAACAAGGCAGCTCAATTCGGACAACCTAATGGCAACCCTCGCAACAACGGCGGCATACCTAAATACGTCCGAGAAATACGAGAAGAACTAAAAGGTTTATTAGACCCTAACCTATCAATCACAGACTATGAAAAGATAGTCAAAGACGCTAAGACCGACAGCGGACTGCGTGGCGTGTTTGCTACTGCGATTGTAAAGAAAGACTACAAGACGATCATTCAGCTTATAGACCAAGCGTGGGGCAAGCCAAAAGAAACGGTAGACTACACCATGCTAGAGCGGCCAAAGCCTCTAGAAGACCTTACAAAGGGGAAGTAATGGCGTTCGGTAAGACAACTGCCTTTCACAAGATTAAGAAACTAGACAAGCGTGTTCGTGTAGTTCAAGGTGGAACATCAGCCGGTAAGACGATAGCTACATTATTGTTATTATTAGAATACGCAACAGCTAATGAAAATAAACTAATAACGATTGCAGCCGTAAACTATCCACATTTAAGGCGTGGTGCTTTAAGAGATTTTATCAGCATACTAAATGATAATAATTACTGGGCTTATTATGGGATAGAATATAACAAAGCTGAAACAACTTTTAAGCTATACAATGGCACGATGATAGAATTCGTGGCACTTAATGAGTTCACTGCTAGAGGTGCTAGGCGTGATGTATTGTTTATTAACGAAGCTAACCTTATAAATTTTGAAACATTCCAACAGCTAGAAATCAGAACTAAAGACTTTATAATTATTGACTACAATCCAACCAGTGAGTTTTATGCTCATACGGAATTAGTATCAAAGCGTGACGATGTAGATTTTATTATTGCCACTTATAAAGATAATGAAGCATTAGACAAAAACATTGTTAATGCTATTGAGCAACGTAAACAAAACACCAACTGGTGGCGTGTTTATGGGCTTGGAGAGATTGGCGAGCTTGAGGGGCTTATATATTCAGGCTGGAAAATGCTGACTGATATACCTAAGGAAGCTGAATCAATAGGTTATGGATTGGACTTTGGCTATACAAATGATCCAACATCTATTATTGAAGTTTATAAATATGATGGCGGCTACATATTAGACGAGATATGTTATAGAACAGGAATGTTTAACAGTGATATTGGTAAAGAAATTAAAGACGCTAAACTTGATAATAAGCTAGGCATTGGCGATAGTTCAGAGCCTAAGTCAATTGCTGAATTAGTAGACATGGGTATAAAAATTAGCGGTGCAGTTAAAAAGAGCGGTGATTCTAAAATGTCATATAACCAATGGGCTATAAGCAAACTGCAAGAGATGAAAATATCGTACACAGCCAATAGTCGCAATATACAACGTGAATACTTAAGTTATATGTGGAAAACAGATAGAACAGGTAAGAGCTTAAATATACCCGAAGATGGTAACGATCACGCTATGGACGCAATCAAGTATAAACTGATAGATTTAATCACTCCTAAGATACAATACGATTGGTCAGTACGCTAACACTATCTGCTATAATTAGTAGTATATAAGCAGAGACTAATATATTGCACCAAATCAAAAAAGCCATAGCTAAAATTAAGTCTAATGCAACAGAGCTGTATCTAGCATTTCTTTTATTCGTAGGACTTCCATACGTTGCACAACTTTATTTAGGCTGGAAAGCATTTATCGCAGTTAGTATCATCGCTCAAACAACAATAGTAATTCTAAATGTAAGGAAATCTAACTAATGGGAGTAATCACAGGAGCGTTCACTAACAAGAGTCTAAAGATGGATCATAACTATATTGGTGCACCGTCATTCGCTCAACAGAATCCCGGCTATTCATTACTAAACTGCTATCAGTCCGATGCATACGCTTCAATCTATCCTAGCGTTAAAGCTATATCTTATGAGTTCAAAAAGATTATGCCATTTGCTATTGATGGTAATGGTAAACCGCAAAAGAACGTGCCAACAATTAACGCTCTATACCACCCGAACCAATTAGACAGTTCAGTAGCATTCTTCGAAAAGCTAGCAGTCAGTAGCTTAGTTCATAGAAAAACGTATGTTCTAGTCTGGCGTAAAGAGGGCAGAGAGTCTAAACCCGGTGGTGAGATCACACCTCAGAACATTGGCGGCTTTACATTTCTTGAACGTCCTGCGATTACAAGGCGTGACGGCAAGACCTATTACAATATAGGCAGTCAAGAGTTTACTGAGAATGAAGTCATGGTTATACCGGGTGGCGTTGATCCTAACAATCTATATGCTGGCTATGCACCTGGCGAAGCTTCACGAGCATGGGCTACACTAGACGATTACATAGCTGACTACCAAAAAGGCTTCTTTGAAAATGGTGCAATCCCTGCTGGACAATTCCTAATAACGGCTGCAACTAATAAAGACTTCAACGATACTGTCGATGCCATGCAAGCTAAGCATAGAGGTGCTGGCAAGAATAACAACGTAACTTACACACCACAGCCGATAGATCCAACCACAGGTAAACCAGGCGAAGCTAAAGTCCAATGGATACCATTTGCATCATCCAATAAGGACATCGACTTTAAAAACCTATTCGAGCAAGCCAACAAGCGTATTGACTCAACATTCGGAGTGCCAGCATCAGTTCGAGGGGTTGGTGAGAATAATAACTATGCAACAGCTAGACTAGACCAACAGAACTTCATAGTAAGAGCTGTTGAGCCAATAGCACTATCTATTTACACTCAGATAACTCACGAACTGAATCGCATTACTAACGGACTTGGCGTAGCTATAACATTTGAGCTACCAATCCCTGCTATTGCCGATGAGGAATTAGTTCAAGCACAAACCAAGAGCAGTGAAGTTACATCATTAAATGTACTACTAGACAAAGGCTATTCACTAGATACCGCTGTTGATGCACTTGCTTTATCCCCACGCTATAAACTGCTCAAGATAGACACTACAACCCAAACGATAATTGAAAATGATAAACCAGATGTAGATGAGGGTGGCGAAGTAAGTGATAGCCCTGATCCAGATAAAATAGACGGCATCACGCCAACTAATAAAAAAAAAGACGCTAAACCTAAAAACGAAGCGTCAGACCTTGACCAACTAGAATCAGTTGCAAGAGCATTAATGCAATCACAGGTAGACCAAGCCATAGCAGACTATGAGAGTGAGCAAGAAGTTAGCAACGTAGTAACAGGCAATCCAACACCAGAAGCAGAAGATAAGTTTGTTGCTGATATGTTAGTTAGGATTGTCGGTATTATGATTGCTAAAGGCGAAATAGAATATCTAGTTGGCAAGCAATTGCTTGTTGATGCTGGACTATCTACCGCTAACCTCCACAGCTTTGTACTAAATGAAACAGCTAGAAGTGCCTATGAAGCTTATCTGTCTAAGGTCGCAACAAGCTACTCCGAAGATACAGCTGTTGCAATCCGTAGCGTGTTATCTCGTTCTAATGTTGCTGGCTGGACACAAGCCGAAACCAAAGATGCGTTGCGAGGTATTATGAACACTGATGAATGGCGTGTTAAACGATTAGGTGTTACTGAACTTAACCGATCACAGTCATTAGCTGGCATCGAGTCCATGAAACAAATACAAGCCGAGACAGGGTATTCACTAGAGAAAAGCTTAATGCACACTGGTGGAGATCCACCTTGTGAGTTTTGTGACGCTTTAATTGGTAAGTGGATTCCAGTAGACCAAGAGCTTGTACCACTTAATTCGGTTGTTGTTGGAGTTGATGGAGGTATTATGATAAATGATTTTGTTGCTAACGATGGCTATGACCCTCACCCGAACGGTCACTGTACTAACCACTATAGGGTGGTATCATGAAAGACTTAGACATACGTTGTAAAGCTTGCGATCGATTCCTAAACATTAAGGCTGTCGATACTATTATCGCTCAAGTCAGATGTTCTAATAGTAAATGTAAAGAACTCAATAATGTAAAAGTTATCACTAATGATGCAACTGACAGACAGATAACATATCACTTCGATGATGGCGAGATTGCTAAAGCTACTACACCGGATGATCAAGCTACCAAACAGATCAATAACCTTAAAGCCAAACTAGAAGATAACGAAAGTTACATTGCACAACTTGAGGGTATAGTTGATGGACAAGGATAGAGCCAAACTAGCAAAGCTTCGCAAGACTAAAGCCGATGCCAAAGCTAAACAACATCAAGAACTGGTTAAATCTAATCAGTCAGTCAAAGATGCCATTGTAGAATTACACGAGGTTATAAACGGCAAGGCAGCGTTTAATGATGAGCAGATAGTAGAACAGTTAAAGCTTCTCGCTAGTAACATGACATTCAAAGACGAAATAGCCAAGCTTGAAACAGCCATAGTTAATAAAGCCAAACAGCCTATCGAGCTAAAGAACATCGAGCAGTTAATTGATGCCGCCAATCCAAGCACAGTAGTTGATGCGATCAATAGCATGGCAGTTAAACTTGAAGCCAATCCAACCACTCAAAAAGCTGATGACTACTTGCCGTATCGTAGAGTTATAAAAGTCGGTAAACGGTTTGTATTCGATGACGATAAGATGAATGTTAATGTTATGGGTGGTGGCGGTGGTGGTTCATCAGTACAAATACCGCTGCTTCGTGATACTGATGGTGGTCAAGCTGTAGCGGTAGTAAATCCAGATGGTAGCAATATTGGCGGTGGCGGTTCAGGTGGTGGACTAACTGATACCGAGCTTAGAGCTACACCAGTACCAACCTCAATCAACAACACCCTAGTACCAGAGCAACACGATGAAATCCAAGCTACCTATCCAACCAGCTCAAGCGAAGTCTATACCTACAAGCTATCAGGTGCGAGCGTGGCAGTTGTTACAGTTACCTATACCGATGCAACCAAGGAAGTCTTAACCTCTGTAGTGAGGTCGTAAAATGAGTTTCTCGTTCAATCCTATCACTGGGAATCTAGATAAGGTAAATCCACCTGTAGACATCTCAGGCAAGCAAGACACTCTGGTCAGTGGCACGAACATTAAAACTATCAACGGTGGTTCAGTTCTAGGCTCAGGAGACATTACAATCTCAGGCGGTGGCTCAAGCCTAATAATCGACACCAAACGAAACATCTTAACTAGCACACCAGCCGACCCTAGCGTGGCACTAGCAAGCGACACAAAAGAATACTACGCCTATGACGGTACTAACTGGAATAAAGCCAGCTTGCCACTATCTGAGACATCAGCTAATCCAGACATCGGACCAATGCGGAACAACGATAAGCTAGGCTATAACGACAATTCTATTACTGACA